ATAGTATAACAGAAAATGTTGCAATTGCAAACGTAGACACTACATGGACAGAACCCTCCTCTGCATATGCAGCTACCTATCCAAAAAATCATGTGTTTGAATCTGAGAGTGGGCATATAAAAGAGTTTGACGATACAACGGATAACGAAAGAATACATGAGTATCATACGGCTGGTACATTCTATGAGATAGATAAAGATGGAAACAAATCAACTAGAGTTGTCGGTAGTAACTATGAAGTAGTTGCAGGCTCTAACTATGTTAATGTAAAGGGTGATGTTAATCTTACTATTGATACAAATTGTAATACTTATATAAAGGGTGATTGGAATATTCAAGTTGATGGTTCAAAGACAGAGGTAGTTACAGGAGCTGTGTCCGAAACATATAAGGATACAAAAACAGAAACCGTAACTGGAGCAGTTTCAGAAACATATTCAGCAAATCAAACAACAAACATTACAGGGACACTTGATTTAGATGCATCTAGTGAAATAGATATGGATGCAGGCACAATCAATATGAACTAGGAGATATAGATGGCAGCTGTAACAAGAGTAGGAGAAGATACCCATGTAGGTCATGCAAGTCCTACACCAAATCCATTTCACCAAACTGCCTATGCAGAAGGTTCACCAAATGTTTTTGTAAATAGTGCAAAGGCTGTTCGTATTGGAGATGCAACAAGTTGTGGTGACCCAGCAACTGAGGGAAGTGGAACAGTTAAAGTAAATGGAATTGGAGTACACCGAAAAGGTGATGCAACTGGTGGTCATGGAAGTTTTGTTCCAAATAGTTCATCAAGTGGAAGTTCTAATGTTTTTGCTGGTGGTTGATTATAACTTTGTGTATAAATAATACAAACTAGGAGTCTATTAATATGTCTGCATACAAAGATGCACAAGCCAAAAATGATATCACCAGAAATGTCAGACAATATTCTGATATAGATTTATTCTTTGGTAGAAAATCTACAGGCTCTGATATTAGTAAAGTAACAGATATACAAGCAGTTAAAAGGTCTGTTCGTAATCTTGTTTTATTAAACGCATATGAAAAACCTTTTCACCCAGAAATTGCTGGTGGTGTAAGAGAAATGTTGTTTGAATTAATGACACCTATTACAGCTCAGATTATTGCGAAACAAGTAGAAATTGTTATTAACAACTTTGAACCAAGAGCAAGACTTGTAGGGGTTCGTGTTCAACCAGATTTGGATAAAAACCTTTATCAAGTAACCATAGAATTTTATGTTGTAAATGCACCTACAGAATTAGTAGATATGTCAGTCATGTTAGAGAGGTTACGTTAATGGCAGTAAATAATAAAAGACTTTCCGTTACAGAATTAGATTTTGATGATATTAAAACAAATCTTAAAGTATTTTTAAAAGCACAAGACGAATTTAAAGACTATGACTTTGAAGGTTCTGGTATGAGTATTTTATTAGATACACTTGCGTATAACACACACTATCTTGGGTTCAATGCAAACATGGTTGCAAATGAAATGTTTTTAGATAGTGCGTCATTACGTTCTAGTATAGTTTCCCATGCAAAGATGTTAGGATATGAAGTATCTTCACCTAAAGCTCCTAGAGCTATAATTAACATATCTTTAAGTACAAGTAAAACAACTGCAACAATGTCAGCTGGTACTGCATTTACCACAACAGTAAATGGAACAAGTTATCAGTTTGTAACTATATCAGATATTACAGGAGCAAGCACAGGAAATGCTATTCCTTTTGACAGTACAGAAATATATGAAGGAACATATGTTACTTCAAAATATCTTGTAGATAGTTCTGACATAGACCAAAGATTTGTTATAACAGACAATCGTGCTGACACCACTACTCTTACAGTAAAGGTACAAACCTCTTCTTCTGATACAACCACTACAACATATACAAAAGCAACAGACATATCACAACTATCTAGGTCAAGTACTGTATATTATTTACAAGAAATTGAAGCAGGAAAATTTGAAGTATACTTTGGAGATGGTATTGTAAGTCAAGCTGTATCAGATGGTAATATCATTACATTAAATTATGTAGTTACAAATAAAACAGCATCAAATGGTGCTTCATCATTTTCATCACCCTCTGCAATTGATACTGTAACAAACATTACTATCACGACTGTTGGAAATGCTTCAGGTGGAGCAGAGGCAGAATCACTTCAGTCCATTAAACTTAACGCACCTTTAGATTATGCAGCTCAAGGTCGTGCTGTTACTTCGGAAGATTACAAACTATATGCAAGAAAACTTTTTGCAAACACACAAACTGTTTCTGTATGGGGTGGGGAAGATGGAAGTTATAATACAAGTAGTGGTGTAAGTTCCGTTGCTGAATATGGAAAAGTTTTTATCTCTATTAAAAGTACAACTGGAGAAAACTTAACAACCACACAGAAAGACCAATTAGTAAAAGATTTTGAACCTTATAAGGTTGCATCTATAACTCCTGTGGTGGTTGACCCAGAAACAACTTATTTAATATTAGGTGTAACATATAGTTATGATTCTAATTCTACAACAAAAAGTATAACTGATATAAATGCGTTAGTTGATATAACATTATCATCTTATAACACTACAAATTTAAATACTTTTAATTCACCATTTAGACATTCACAATTAACAGGATTGATTGATGATACAGATACCTCTATTCTTATGAATACAACAACTGTAACAATGGCTAAATTATTTACTCCGGCAACAACAATATCTACATCATACACAATTAATTTTAACAACGCATTTTATAATCCAGTAAGCGGATATCAAAATGCTGTTGTCGCATCTACTGGATTTTATATTAGTAGTGCGTCTACCGAATATTTCTTTGATGATGATGGTTCAGGTAATTTAAGAATATATTCTATTGTAAGTGGAGTTAAAACATATTTTAATGCAACAGCTGGTACGGTTGATTATACAAATGGAATTATTACAATCAATGGTATATTAATTTCGAGTGTATCGGATGTAGATGGTGTTACTTCTTCACAACTTCGTATTACTGCTTTATCTAACTCAAATGATATTGTTCCAGTTCGTAATCAACTATTAGAAATTGATTTTAATAATAGTACAATTACTGGAAAGGTTGATGCAGCTGCTACAACTGGTGTAGGATATATAACAACAACTACAGGAACAACATCTAGTACAAGTGTAAATACAACTAAATCAACTACTACATCTTCGGGCTACTAAACTATGGCAGACCAAAAGTCAAAATTACTGAATAAGTTATCACCACTTATTGAAGGACAGGTGCCTGACTTTGTGCAATCAGACCATCCAGTCTTTGTTAAGTTTCTTAAACAATATTATCAGTTCATGGAAGCAGGACAGATTACCTATACTTCAACTGTTAACTATGTCACATTAGAAACAACTACAACTGCATATGTACTAGAGGAAAGTGCTGGAGATAGGGTTGTTACGGAAAGTGGTTCTAACGGAACTAGTGGTAAGTTTACAAATAATGAAACGATTACAGGTGCAACCTCTGGTGCGACAGCCACAGTTCTTGTAGAGGATTCTCGTAACTCAAAAATATTTATTTCTTCTCAACAAAAATTTATTACAGGGGAAACAATTACAGGTGGTACTTCTGGTGCAACTGGAATTATTGATGAGTATCGTGCTAATCCAATACAAAATATACAACAACTTTTAGATTACGCAGATGTAGATAATACTATCTACGATTTCCTAGACCAGATGCGTACATCTTTAATGACTGCAATTCCAAACTCACTTGCGACAAGTGTATCTAAAAGGGATTTAATTAAAAACATCAAAGACTTATATTCTGCAAAGGGTACGAAAGAAGGACACGAATTATTCTTCCGAATATTACTTGGAGAAGAAGCAGAAATTTTTTATCCAAACATTCATATGTTACGAACTTCAGATGGAGATTGGAGAACAGAAATAACATTAAGATGTACAGCCTTTCAAGGTGTTACTGGTGATGAAGTTCTCAACCAAGTTATTACTGGTGCGAGTTCTGGTGCAACAGCTACAATCAATGATGTTATAACATTTCAAGAGGGAACACAA